AGAGCATTTTCATCCAATTCAATTTCACCTCTCCAATTTGAATATGAATCTGCCATCTTGACAGGAATTTTTGGTAAAACTTCTCCACTCAATTTTTGTCTTTTTACTGCATCTGTGAGAGCTGCATTTACTGGATCTTTTTCTTTTTCATATCTTGTACCTGCTGTATTGTATGCTTCTGCAGTTACAATTTTTGCCTTACCCTTTCTGTTTGGATTTGGATCTTCCTTACGCTTTTTCTTTGCTCTCTTATTTCTTTCTTCTTTACTCATCGCTGCACGGTCGTCAGCATCTCTACAAAATGGTTTTGTCTTCTGACCAGGTTGCTTGGCACATGGTTTTCCATCATACTTACCACCTGCTTGAACCCATCCACCACCTTTGAACCAATCATGAAGTGAATAGTCCTTATCCTTAGCAGACTTACCATCACGCTTGCCTTCATCAAGGTCTTCCTTGCCAGTCATGTAAGAAGCAGCAGCATCAGTGTTATGCTCTGTATCAGTTAATTTTGATTGTACCCATGCAGGAAGATTATCTGCATCAGTTTTCTTTGCAAGTACTCTTGCTACCTTCTGAAGATTATCAATAGACTTTTTGACCTGAGTCTTAGCCATTGAGACTTCATGGTCTTTTTCTTTTGCTTCGTTCACTTTTCTTCCTTGACAGTGTGCTCTTTGTGAGAAACCTTTTGGATTCTTACAGTCAATAGACTTCTTATATTTCTCAGACCAACCTTCACTTACTGCTCCACCATTACCACCATTTCCATTACCATTGGTCTTACCATTCTTAGTGGTTTCAGTAGACTCCTCACCACCATTACCTTCTTCATGCTCACTATCTTTCATCAAACGACCAGATCCCATGACATGGTGACCAGCAGGTATTTTCTTACACTTCTTTGAAGTGAAGCAATAGTAGTAACCCTTTTTGCAGGATTTTTTCATTATTACTATTCAGTCTTATTATTATTTAGAAAACCTTGCTTGAGTAGTTTCTGAAGTTCTGATGTGGAACCAACAAATACTGCGTTGTTTGTAACAGTGTTTGGTCCTTTATTGTTTCCAGCATCTTCTTCCACATCTTTCAGTTTCTTCTGTAAGTCAATTAACTTATCAGTAGTATCGGCAACACTCTTAATCAACTGACCAGCAACTTCATATGCCCTTGGACTGCCACCTTCACCGGCAAGTTCCATGATTCCATTAATTGCTTCCTGACCCTTTTCAATCAATGAATATAAGTTTGCTCTAGTATACTCATAGTCCTTTGAGATGTCAGTCTTTTGCTCAGGTTTTGTAATACTCTTAGGAGCATCCTCAACCTCAACAATGCTGCTCTCTACATTTAGAGCATCATCAATAGCATCAAATTCTGGCATAAGTGTTAAATATCAGATTGGGTTGTAGGACTGTAAGACTTAGAATCTCCAAGATATTCCCAGTTCTCACTAAATCCAAAGTCATCTCCAGGATCAGCATCAATTGGATCTGGAGTGACTGTATATCTCATCTCCCTCTTGGCAGTTGTTCTGTTAGTATCTGCGTAAGTGTCAACAATAACCTTACGAATAAGACCTTCAGGATTATCCGCAACAGGACCGAAGAGATATGTTTTTGCGGTAAACTGTAATCTATATATCAGAGCTCTTCTTGTGGAGAAATCTCCCTCATAGTCGTCTTGGAATGCGACGCTGTTGAGAACTACTGGAATATCTCTCTTTTCCCCAATAGAATCTACTAAGTCTACTGATAAGTTAAAAGAAGGTTGAAAGTATGGAAGAATCTGCTCAACAATTTGCAAAGCATCATCATTCAACTTTGATAAGATACTCAGTTCAAATCCAATATTATAAGGAACTGGCATATAAACTTTTTTCATATTGCTGTTGCCATCAACAGCCCTAAAAGTCTGTGTTACACCTGCTTTTCTTGTTGCATCATAATCAATAGAAGTCATCTCAAATGACATTCTTGGTAATGTAATTTGGACTGCTTTGTTTAAGTCTGCCTGCTGCTCAAGTTTTGCTAAAAACTTTTGTGTTGGACCATAAGCAAGAGGAACCTTCATATCACTAATTACAGAATCTGAACTATTCTTATGTTGGATATGAATATCATTAAAAAGAGTTCCGAAAGCAATAATTGTCTTTCTAATGATTTCGTGATAGTAATAAGATCCTAACATTAATAGTTACCAAATGGATTTGATTCTGTAAAATCTAAAATAGAGTCTGCTTCTACTTCAATATCTTCATTTTGTTTATATTTATCGGTAGTTGTATTTGCTGTCGATACATTTACTACATATTCTGCCCCAGATTTTTCTCCTGTAACAATTTCTCCTGGAGCAAAAGATCCATTAATATGACTTATTTGTAAAATAGAAGTACTTCTATTCCATCTCTTAACTCTTGCACTTGTTCCGGATATAGATCCAGTAACAATCTCATTACGCCAGAAAGTTCCAATTCCTGTAGTTGCTGCTGCACCTATAATTATCGAAGGTGTGGTTGTATATCCTTCTCCTGGATCTATGATGTAAACATCGGATATTGATCCTGTAGCATTAACAACCGCTCTTCCAATTGCAGTTGTTCCAGATCCTGGGGAAGCAATAGTAACTGGTGGGGTAGTTGAATAACCAGATCCACCACTAGTCACAACGATTGAAATGACACCAGTAGATGAAGTATTGATGCCACAAGTTGCTGCAGCGCCAGTTCCTCCTCCACCAGCAAATGTTATCGTTGGTGCAATAGTATATCCAGTTCCAGCATTAGTTAATAAAATTTCTTTTACTGATGTTATATTATTTCTTGTCGTGGTTATAGCAACTGCAGTTGCAGTTGTAAATCCTGTTGGTGGAGATGAGAATGTAACTGCTGGAGCACTAGTGTATCCATATCCATCATTGTTTAAATATATGTCATTAATATATCCACTATTAATTGTGGCAGAAGCATTCGCTGTCACTCCACCAGGGAATAGTTTAAGATCTACAATATATCCAATTTGATCGACAGTATCACTAATCTCATCAATAGTTGTATCAATAACTTCATCCTCATATTCAAAGAGTTCACATTTCAATTCATAAACATAATTTTTGCCTAACTGGTAGAAAGGATTTTCGTGCTCTACAAACTTAACTTCAAATAGTCTTTGACCGAGTGGAAAATAAATTAAATCCCCTTCCCTTGGTCTACTTGCAACTTCAACTTCATCATCATCCATATCCTCAAGAAAGACTGCAATGAAGTCTTCAAATCTTTCTTTTGAAATTGTTAATGATAGTTCATCTCTGATGCTGACACCAAATTTGGTCATAATATCACCAGCACCACTATAACCATCAAAGTTATTGATGTATGCCTCTAACAAAAAGTTGTCATCAAAAGTAGACGACTGAATCTCCTCAATGATAGTTTGTTTCCTAACAAACTTTCTTGGGATGTAAGTTACTTCTACACCATAAATTTTGAGTTGCTCATTGATCAACTCTTGAACCAATCTTTGCTCTCCATAAGAGCCTTGTAGAAAAAAAGGATTTAATGCCATTATCCAATAAAGTCGTAGGGAGGAAGTTCATAATCCATTGCCATTCTTGACTTTATCTCTTGCAACTCTCTTTCTGCATCATCATATATTTGTCTTCCATTTAACTCAATTCCACCAGGCAGTTTAACGCCAGTAAACTTAATAAGATTTTGACCCCACTGGCGTTTAATAAGAGAAGTTAAATACTTTTTGAGGAAACTGTCATTATAAACACCAGTAAAGGTGTTTGGATCTAAAATTCTATAACAGTCAATAACTATAAAATCTCCAGCAGTTTGTGCTCCCCAATCTATATCAAGATATAGTCTATCTTGTCTTTTGTTAAATCTAACTTGCTTATCAGTCGTCAATAAAAAGTCAATATCTTCCAAATATGTTTTTACCATTGCATATTGCAAAAGTTCAACAGAGTTAAAATAATATAAGTCATTCAAAAATAACTGATATTTGATACTAAACATTCCACCCGATATTGAGCTAGTATCAAATTTAAAAATTTTCTCAACACCAATTACGGAATCAGGAACTTGAATAAAGTTTGATGTTTCGTAGAAATTAGAAGTCGTTGTTCCATAACCAGCAATATTTGTGGAAGTTGCTGATGTAGTTACAATTCCTACAGTGTTTGTGCTCCCACTATTATTAGTTGCTTTTCCTCTATTAATATCTTCTTGCGTAAGTTGATACTTCAAATACATTCTTTCGACACCATCAAAGTGCCTTTCTTGGAAATACTGAAGAGCATCATCAACCAAATCATCAATCTGGTCGTCATCTACATTTATTTCCAGAACTGGAGCACCTAAACGCCTAAGACAATAATCTATAAGTTCTTGGCGTGTTGATGGTTTTGCCATTAGAATTCCTCAGAAGATGAATTATCTGTTTTTGTAGTTTTCCTATTATTTTTTGCTTTTAGCGTTTCAATCTCACTTTTTTGCTCATTAACCTTATTTGTCAACATTTCTATTAATTGATTTGAAGACATCAATCTTGCTTCTAAAGCAATTGTTTGATTAAAAAGGTCTGACGACTTTTGTTGATATACTGCAATAAAATTTTTATAATCGTTCTCAGTCATATCGAAAATAAAAAAGGGTAGGATTGCTCCTACCCATATTTATAATCTATTTCTTATTTACTTATTTATGTGAATGATCCACCATCAATGGTGATATTTTCTAAGAATCTTTCTGATCCTGTGCAAGAAATAACTTGACTTTGACCAGCACAATCGTTTACCCAAAGTGCCCCAATTTCTAAAGCAGCATATGCATTTGCCGTTAAGACACTTGATGCTTCAGTTACTGAAGAGGCAATAGAAACTCTTGATACCGAATCATCCCAGTAAACAGCAGCTTTTTTAGCAGCGGTGTCAAAATAGTGGAAAATAACACCAACATCAATATTTGCATCCGAAGATGGTGGTACAAGACTTCCGCCACTGTTGATCAGACCAACTTCAATTAGACTATCTTCAACAAGGAGTGTTTCTGTATTAACTTCTGTTTGGGATCCCAATACCGTCAGATTTCCACTAACAGTGAGGTCACTAGCAATACCGACATTACCATTTCCATCAGTAATGGTAATTGAAGTAGTACCATCTTTTGCCTTGACGTTTGTTACTTCAACAGTAGTAACGTCAATTGTGTTAGCAACAGTAAGAACATTACCTGTGAAGGTAAGATCTGCACTATCAGTAATTTGGCTGGAAGCACCAGCAAGTAATACGCGAGTATTAGTTAAGTCTGTAACTACTAACTCATTTCCAGTAGTAACAGTCAGATTGTCATCAACCGTAACTGTGCCACCATTAGAATCAAGTGTCAGATTACCTGTTGATGTATCAATCTCATTGTCACCAGTAACACCGATTTGAATATTATTAATCGTGGCACCACCATTTGCATCAATGGCATCAGCAAAAGTGGAAATTCCAGTTACATTTAAATTATCGTCAATGGTGGTAAATCCACCAGCAGAATCGATGGTCAGATTACCACTAGAAGTATCAATTTCGTTGTCATCAGTAATGCCAATCTGAATATTATCAATCGTGGCACCACCATTTGCATCAATGGCACCAGTAAAAGTCGATACTCCAGCAACTGTTAATTGATCATCAACAATAACGGTTCCAGCAGCAGAATCTAATGTAAGATCTCCAGCAGAAGTATCAATTTCACTTGCTGCTGTGATTCCAATTTGAATGGCATCAACTACAGCACCTACTGCAAATGTACCAACTCCAGAGAAGTTTGCGTGTCTCCATCTCTTGTCTGGTCCTCTACCAATATCATAAGAATCATCATCATTGGCAAGAAGATCTGAAATAAATTCACCACCAACATTAATATCATCGGTGTCGGCATCACCAAGATTGATTGTTCCGCCACGGAACGTTGCTACTCCAATAAATTCAGAAGTTCCACCAACAAAAAGATTTCCTGTGATGGTGGTTGCTCCACCAACACTGAGGTTCTTCTCAATACCAACGCCACCTTCTACTACAACGGCACCAGTATCTTTGTCTGTAGATTGGGTAGTGTTACTAAAGGTGACAATACCACTAAAGTCTACTGCACTGGCATTAACGTCTAAATTAGTCTCACCAATAGTTGTAATTCCAGTTAGAACTACATCTGTTAGTGTTAAATTATCAATTGATGTTGCCCAAGAAAGACCACCCAACCCATCATTTTGTAAGATGCTGTTTTCAGATCCTTGTGTTCCGGGAAGAGTATATGTGACAACGCCAACCAAAGATGCTGGAGACTGTATTGTAATGAAATCAGTTCCGTTATTCGTTCCTTCTACAAGATTCAGACCACTTCCTGTGGTTTCTGTTTCTTTCTTCCAATATCTTGTAGATCCGAAAAATTTATTATTTGCAAGTTGATTATCTAATCCAATATAAAAATCAAACTTGTCAGTGGTAAAACCAGGCTCACCTGCTTTCAACGCTGGCAGATTACTAAAGGCACCTCTTTTAAACTGTAGTACAGGAGTCGCCATTTCTAACTACTTTTCCTTTTATACTTATTTAGTTGATTAATTTTTTACCAAATGCCACCATCATAAGCATCATCATCAACTCCATCAGCTAAGTCAACAATTTGATCTGCTGGAACATGGATATATTTTAATGATACAGAATCATACATTAAAAATGTCCTGTTTGCTCTAGCAGTAATATCAACATCATTTTGACCAGCAAGGTTTCCAGTAGCAGCTTTGTTTGATGCTACTACTTTAGTTCCTTGTCTTTGACCTACTCTGACTCTGATGTTTGCCATTAGCGAGTAACTCCTTGACTTACTATTGCCATACCCTCAACAACCCTACTGACGTTATTTGATGTATCAGTAACTAATACATCATATACATATCTTCCAGGTTTTAGTGCTAATGTTTGAGTTGTGCTCAGACCAATTTGTAGTTGACCAGCAGTAGGATCACTCAAGTTTGTTGTAAATGTAGTAACGCCAGAACTCGCAGGATGCTTCCTCATCTGTGAATTAACTGTATAACCAGATAAATTCAGAGGAGAGTTTGTATTAACGTCCTCTAAAGTAAAAACCTGAGAAAAGTTTGTTCCGGTTTCTATATTAATATTACTGACGTATACTGCCATCTTTTCAATTGGTCTTTAGAAGTATTTATGCTAAACCAGAATCGAGGATGGAGAAATTGCTAATTACTTCTTGTTGTTTCAAATAGAGTTTGAAATAGGACTTGGCAAAGTTTTTCAATTCATCAACATTTAATTCATCAATCAGACGAGAGTATTTTTCATACTCAAACATCTTACACATTGTTTCTAATTCAATTTTGTCTGGATCCATTGATGATCTCCATAAGTAGGGATTTAATTTCACTAATATCATTCTTTATAGTTTCTATCTCCTCCTTTTGTTTTTTTCTTTCATTCTTAAGTTTAATATAGTTATTATATTCATTTGTATCGATATTGACAATTGCCCCAGAGTCTTCCCGATACAAATTTTTATGTCCTTCAACTTTAATCATATTATGCAAGAGCAATTACTCTGAGGTCTTTAAATTTAGGAGCTCGGGCTTCATTTGTTCCACTCATCACAATCTTAATTCTAAATCCAGTAAATTGCTCAAGGTCATCAATACTGAATTGATATTCCTTAAAGGTATTACTTGAGGTTACAAATGCATCAGCTCTTCCACTATTTTTGGTGTCATCAACGATTCTATCACCATATCCATCACCATCAGTATCTCTCAGGTTGTCATAACCTGGGAATAATTCAAAGGATTGTTCAACTCCAGAAGAATCTGCTCTAAAGAGTTGATAAAGAACTCTAAAATCTGCAGAAGAATGTCTTTGAGCAGACAACAACACTTTGAGAGATGTTGCTGGTTCTTTGAGAGATACTTTCTTAGTTACGTAAATTGCAGAATGTGGATCTCCATTAACAAGATTTACACGTCCATCAGTTACATAGTCAGAGATTGGTGTATTTAATCTATTTCTACCATAGATTATAGTAGAATTTTGTATATCAACAACTGGAGAAAGATTGTGGTCTGTTGAATTTAAAGTTAATCCAATTGTAAATGATTTATTCTTAGGAAGATCTAACAATCTTGTAGTTTCATTTACTTCAGATGCAACCATTCTAACGGTTGACATGTAATTTTGTTCATTAAGTTGGACCGATTCAAATCCTTGATCAATAAATGAGACCTCAGACCCACCAGAACTTGTTCCAGAAACAGTTCTAATTTGGGCAGAAATTGTTGTATTTTCTCCAGGAGTTATTACATTAAATTGAGGAAGAACAGTATTATATTGAACATTTCTTGTGGCGGAAATATTCTTATTACCAACAGAGTTTTCATCAGTGAAACTAAGTTGACTATCGCCAGAAGTTCTTGTTCCTCTGCTTATTTGCAAGTAATACTTATCAAGATCCTTAGATGATTTTAATGTTGCATCTGTTGACATATTGTGATCGGTATTAATCTTAGTCAGAGAAATACCATTTAACTGATAAGAATAAACCTTAGAGTTTATGGCATGAGTTGCAGTTGTAGTATTGTCAACTCCTCTTGTTCCAATACCAAGAGTTCCTGCTCCACCACTACCAGCAGTAATTGAATTGTAGAAAATAATTTCATTATTTACTTTCAAGTATCCTTGTGAAGTTGATATACCTTCAAAGGTTGCAAATGTTGATGTATTAGCAACAGAAATAGTGGTGTCACTAACTCCAAGTGCTGCATTCAGTTTTGTTGGTATTGTATTTGGTTTAATACCAGAAATAGTAACGAGGTTATTATCCGCCTTCAATCCATGATTATACTGATTTACTTCAATAACTCTTCCATCATATAAAGTGCTAATCAAATCTGATGAAGTTATATCAGTGTTTGCATATGCTACAGCAGTGCTTCCATTATAAACAACTAAGTCTTGACCAGAAGTAAATTCTTCTCCCTGGACATTTGTCAGATAAAGTGTATCTTTTCCACTGAGAGAGGCTACAGAAATTTGAGCACCCTTACCTTTGACGACACTACTTGTGGTAATTCCTAATATATCACCAACAACATAACCACTACCAGCAGCAGTTATTGATGGAGTTCCAGAAAGTTTTCCATTAGCAATCGTGATTGATGCTTCTGCTCCAGATCCAGATCCAGTAATTGAATACAATGGAACATTTGTGTATGATCCATTGCTGTATCCAGTTCCAACCAACGAAGAAGTGACAGTGTTTATTCTGCCACCAACTTGTTCAATGTATCCATAAGGACCAGATGCTGATGTTGTATCACTTACTTTTCTTCCAACAACAAGAACATCATCTAAATTGGATGTAGTCGTAATACCAACACTCAACTTTCTTGGTAAAGTTTTGATTCCATTCTTAACAATCTTAGATGATGGATCATCTGTGTTAAGTGGTGGATTATAGAAGTAGGCAATTCCAGATTTTGAAGTGAAACGTGCTTTATAGAGTTTAAATTTAAGATCTTCAAATTGACTTGGAGTCCAAACTGATCCATTTTGAGATTTGAACAAACTTCCACCAAGATACTGCCTAGTAACAACGACACTTTCCGCATCTGGAAGTGATGTTGTATTTACGGTATTTTCACCCATCTTAGCAATCCATGTTTCATAATTATTTGAAGATGGTGCTAAGATTACAAGAGCATACTCAGTTTCTGGTTGTAAGTAAATTGGCGATCTAAATGTAACCTTTGTTGCAACAGATGCATCATCTGAAGTATTGATCTGTGATGGTTCTAAAGTTACTCTAGCATAATCTTCGACCAATTCTGTTGTTGGAGTTCCCAACTCAACAGTTCTGAGTTCCACCGTTACTTTTTCTGTTTCATCCTTACTAGCGAAGAAAAGATCGACACTAGTTAAGAATGCGCCAGTTTCATCAACAGTAAATGTTTGGGCAAGTGGATCTTTACCACCACCACGTGCTGGTTCTGGTGGTGGTGGGGGTGGTCTTCTTACAACAACTCTTGTTTGTCTGTAGGTGTCTACAATACCACTTGTGCTATAAGTTGTTTCACCACTACTAATAAGCAAACTTCCAGGCAATGGAGTTGCGTCTGTTGAACTTGATGTTAATTTAAAAGTCTTTTCACCTGTCGTAAATCTCAAAGGTGGTGTTGGAGTTGCCAGAGGATCTCTGAAGAAGAATGATCCACCAATGTCTCCATATGTATCAGAAACAAGTTTGATTGACGTTACTGATGCCTGAGCTCCACTTGTAACGCCAAGCAGTGTCATTCCCTTAGTAATATATCCACTAAATTTTCCAATAACTTCTTCAGATAGAGCTTCAACATCTATGTTTAATACATCTGAAGATGCTGAATATGTTTCTGGTAAAGTATTATCTCTATTGTATGGATTAAGACTTATTTTTGTTGTTGGATTATTATATTGTCCAGTTCTATGGTTTGGTTGAATAACCCTAGACGCAAACAGTTTATTTTCTCCAACATATCCTTCTACAGTTTCACCAATCTCAAAGACACCAGAAACCATTTCTATTTGAATGAGTTTAGGAATAATGTCAATTCCCTTTGTTCCATCAAAGAATGGGTAGTATCTAGTAAGTGGTTTTAATCCACCAGCACTAAATGCAACGTTTCTGGAACGAATATGGGTATCTGGTTGGCTAGAAATTTTTACGGTTTCAATATATGAACCATCATAATCTCCAGTTATTGTTCTTTCTCCACCATCAACATATACGTTTCTAACCCAATTGTCTGATGCAGGAGACAATTCAATTCTACCAATATACTCAATCATATTGAATGGGTTTACATTCTCAACTCTTGAAGCTAATGGTTGTTCAATCCAATTGGTTTCGGTATATTTTAGTGTAATTAAATCTCCAGTTTTTTGGACATTTGAATCTAACAATGTAAGATTTGTTGAAAAATCTGCAGTGTCTACATTAATTGATGGATCAAGACTTATTTGTGGTTTTATAGAATAGAAATCAATAGGACTTATAAGTTCCTTAGTCGCAGTGTCTACATT